TTACTTGGCCCACGACACACGGGTCTTCGACCATTTTTAATAATGAACTTAAACAATCATCTACATATGAGAAGCATCTAGTCTGCATACCATCTCCATAAATAATTGGAGGTTTACCTTGAAGCATACGATTAATAAAAATAGATACAGCATTTCTAAATGGATCATTATATTTTTGATTAGGTCCAATAATGTTATGTGGAACAGCTATTACTAATTCTACACCATGAACCTTGCATAATGTTTTTAATATTTCTTCTCCAGCAACTTTAGATATACCATAAGGATCTACTGGTTTAGTTGGCATGTCTTCTGTGAATGGGCTTTGTTGATCTCCATATCTTGCCATAGAAGAACAATAGATAATTCTTTTTACACCGTTTTGAATAGCTGCTGTTGCAACACCTACCGTTGCCATAATATTATTTTGTGTAATTGTATAAGGTGAAAATACAGATAGACCTTCATGAGCTGTTGCTGCACAATGAAACAATACATCAATGTCTTTTGTAATTTTAAGCATTGATTTAAAATCTGCACAATCTAATTTATAAAAATTATTTAAGAAAGGAATGTTTGCTTTATCTCCTCCTAATAAATTATCTACACCTATGACTTCGTATTTTCTATTAAGTAATTCTTTACAAATATGCGAGCCTAGAAATCCAGCTACACCTGTGACTAAAATTGTTTTAGCCATTCTTATTTCTTTTAATTTTTCTTTTTAATTCTTGTCTCCAGATCCAATAGTCTAACCAAGATGAGAATTTTTTTATTAAATTAAATAACATTTTTATTTCTTTTGATATGGCCAAGAACTATTCCCTTGTGCTCACCTTCTTTAATCGTATAACCAGAAGTTCCATTACCATTAATATCTACTTCTTTACGGCTTTTCATTAATATATTATTTTTCTTTTCTATTTCTTTATTAGAAAAGTTTTTAGCTATTAAATCTTTTAATCGTTCTAACATTAGAATGCTTTTTCAATTTTTAATATTGGTTTATCTATATTTGGTGAATTTATATTATTGCATGAAAAAAGCAATAACATAATAACTAAGTATTTCACTACCCGTTTTCTTGCTCTTTTGGTTGTGGTTTGTTAGCCATAGTTCGTGCAACTGATTCCGCACTGCGGCCTACGACATACCCCCCAAGGCCAATTTGAAGAAGTGTCCAAACATCACCTGGTAATTGAATTGTTATAGAAGCTTTAAAAAAGAATAAGATTACAGGTCCTAATACATAATTCCATACTAATATAAAAATTAATACGTACATTAAAAGGGGCCTCCAGCTCGATGCGAACCAGCCCGCTTTGGCCTCTGCCTCAATAATTTTTGCTGCAGCAGTTAACTCTTGAGTATGCGACTGCATTAATTGAGTTTGTAAATCAGCTTTTAACTTTGCTTGTAAGTCTTTATCAGGTACAGATTTTTCAATTGTACTAAATAATATTTTAGCTAGTGGTGCAATTGCATTTAACATAGACACTATATTACAACTTTTTTAATGATTTATCTACTGGTGGAATTTGTGGCATAGGACCTTTTAATGGAGGTGGTCCAAATCGCTTACCTAGCTTTGGTTCTTTTTCTTTTTTAATCATCTTTTGTTTTGTTTCTCTCTAGCTAATTGAATTTTTTCTTTAGCGATATTTAATCTATCATAAGATTGTTTATCTTTAATTTCCAGTTCTTGTTGCTTCATTAAAGTATCTACTTTAAATTGAGAAGCGTTTAAAGCATTGTCTGTAGAAATATTAGTTTGTTTAATTTGTAAGTCCATAGCTCTAAGGTCTAGTTCTCTTTGTTTAAGAGCAACTAACGGATCTATTTTCTGTTCACCAGAAGCTTCGGCTTGTTGTAACTGTGAAGTAAGTTCAACAGTTCTTTGTGCAATCAATCCATTCATCTTAATTGTAAACATTTCTGGATTCTCTTGTGCTAACATTTGATCTTCTGGATTCATTGCCATTGCTTCAACAACTTCTTGTGAAGCTTTTTGTGAAATGTGTTCTGAAATATGTCCTTGTAGTAATGCATATACCGCAGGATTAATTTGTACCATTCTTGTTTTAATAAATAATGAGTGAGCTGTTATATGTGCATCATGATCTTGTTCTGGAAAAGCAGTTGGCATTTTCATTTGTAATGCTTCCATGTTTTCAATAGCAGGATCTTTTGGAATCTTTAAAACTTCTGGTTTTAATAACTCTTCAATGTTCTGAGTTCCTAATGCTTGATACACTCTTCTGTAAGCTTCTTTAATATCATGTAGTTCTGGAGCAGACATTGCAATCTTTAATGTTTCATTAGCAAGAGTTACTCTTTGTGATAATGAAGATATGTTTGGATCTGCAACTGGTATTACATCTACTCTGTCATCAAAGTCTGTAAGTTTTACAAAACGATCTCCACCATAAACTGCATATGGATATACAGGAGGTAAGTACGTTGCAAATATTTTATGTAACAATCTAAATTCAGTTCTCATAGAATAATAACAACGCTTATGTATAGCTGACATTACTCTTGAGCCTCTTTCTAATAATGCAATAGTAGTTCCAACAGCAGCTTGTTGATTACCATCTCCAACTTGAATATCTGCGATTGCTGCAAAACGTTGTCCTGCTTCAACACAGAAACCCATTAATTGAAATAGAGTTGGGCTAGGTTCTTTAAATGGAAGTAATTGGAATTGATCTTTAATGTTTCCGCCTGGTGCATCTACATCTCTAAACTCACCTGGTTGGAATGGTTGATCGTCATCTCTAATTCTTAAACCTCTAGCTTTAAATCCAGCTGGCAAATTTGCTAATGTTCCAGCATCTAATAATTGTCTTAGAGCTTGAGTTGCTGATCTAGATAATCCACCAATCATGTGAATTAAACCAAACCCATAGAATCCTAAACCTGGTAAAAATTTAAAGTGTACAAAGTAATCTTTTCTAATCTTTAATGGATCTTTCTCATCATAGTTCCTATAGATAGATAATATCTTTTGTGACCCTTCATCTAAAGTTACAATATATGGAATCTTAATATTTTTATCTTTATCATTAGAAGTCTTTTCAAATTCTTCTAAATCTAAATCTACATGCATCTCCAATATATTAAATTGAAAATCTATATTATTACCTGGAGATTGAGTGCCTTCTAATTGATTATACTTCTTTTGAATATCACTCTCATTAGGATTTGTTTCTTGTAATTCTATATCTCTATAAAAACCAGCTTCTTGTTTTTTAAGAATATCATTCTCTGACATTTTAACAATGTGGGTAATTCTTTCACAATCTTTTAAATCTGTTGCATAATAAGGAACTACTAAATCTTCTGCAGGTACAAATTTAGATACTGCACGCCCCATCATTTCATCATAGTAAATTTTTTTAAATGCAGATCCTGCAAGTGGTAAATAAAATAATAACTGATCAAACTCTGGAGTATATTCTTCCATCTTCTCCATTAACATATAGTTCATAAAATCTTCTACACGTTGTGCTTGATTCTCAACTTCTTGATCATCTGCTCCAATGACTTGTGTTCTTACAGGTCCTGAAGATGGTAATAATTCTTTATAAGCTTGTGCTTGAAATTGTGTAACTGCTTCTGCAAGTAATGGATGAGTTACGCCTGATGCTCCTTGGAAAGGTCTTGTTTGATCTTTGTATCTAAATCCTAATAAATCTAAACCACTTACATAACCCTGTTCCCAATCTTGTCTAGATTCTTTATCTCGTTTGTAATCACTTAGTAATGTATAAGAAATTTTATCTAACATTCTATCATCCATGTCTTCTGCAAGATTACGATAGAAATCTTCTTTAGGTTCCTCCATTACAGGAGTTTCCTGTCCTTCAACTTGAATATCTACAGGTTCTGCTGGAACAGACATATCCGTTTGTACAACGGAAGGATCTATTTCTCCTATTGGATTATTGTCTTCAATTGCCATACAAATCTTTTATATTAAATTACACTAATGTAAAGTTAATACATCTTGGTTTTTTTACGTCTATCACTCATTACTTTGCCACAACCTTTAGCAATAAATTTACCTTTAGCTGCACCCATATAATTCAAATGAGGTTGATCCATTAATCCACCATCTTGTTGATATTGCACCAACATAGAATCATCAGGAGACATAATTTCTGGTTCGAACATTGTTTTACCACTTGCTGTACCATAATAAGTTTCTGGTGTTATAGGTCGTTTATCAGGTTGATCATAGAAACCTTCTTTAAATTCATTACGACTTGTGTAAGGATCTTTATCAGATTTCTTTTTTGATTTCTTTTTCTCAACCATTAAAATATACCTTTAAACCTTGTACCTCTAATCGCTATACCTTGGCCACGGACCATGCCACCTTTGCTTTTCATTTCTATACCTGAACCTCTATTAGCAATACCATCACTCATCATGCCACCACCCATTTTCTTTTTGGCTCTTTTTGCAATATCTTTTTCTCTTCTTTCTTTTGGAGTTATTGATTTTTCTTTCATTGGAGGAACTCTTCTAGCAACTTCTTCAGCATAATCTAAATCTATTTCTGAAAATCTATCATCAGATGACATACCTTCAGATCCCATAACTTCAGGTGCTGCTTGTGCTCCTAGTCCTCCCATTAAACTTGGAGACTGAGCTTCTTCTATCATCATACCTTCTCGTGCTTTAATTTTTTTATTTTTTGACATACCAGCTTCTGATAATGCAATAGCAATTGCTTGTTTAGGGTTGGTAACTTTCTTATCTGATTTACCTGATTTTAATTTACCTGCTTTATATTCTTTCATAACTTTACTAACTTTTTTTGATTTTTTCATAATTATCTCCTAATAATATTTGTATTCTTTTGGTGGACGCTCTTCTTCCACATAATCCATATATGTACTGACAAAGCTTCCTTGTCGGTATCTTAACACGGCTTGAGTAGTACTGTCCACATAAT